CAATGGTGTCAGGTACTGTGAAATTGTGGTCGGCGATCGCAGCCATGGCTCGTACGAGGGCAGCAGGGTCACCACCGCGGGCGGCCATCTCACCAGCCATTTTGAACAAGGCGTTGACCAAGTCAGCATGGTAGCGGCCCGGGCGCTTGTACCAGCTTCCCGTGACCAGTGTTGCTACCATATTGGCCAGGGGCTTCGTCCCAAGTGCACGCCGGCTTGCAACCCGTTGGAGGAATTCGTGTGTGTATCTACTGACGAGCTGCTTGTGTGGATTGAGCTTCCAGCCACACGCGACATGGAGTTCAAGATAGAGTGCCGCAGATGCCCAATTGGGAAACAAGGCGTCTTCATCGTCACCACTGATGTGTAGCCGCAGAGGACGGACCAATGGGGTCCTGCAAAGTTGGGTCATGATGTTAAGCACCATGGTACTATACACACTGTGTAGAATGGTATTGTCGCGTGCTGTGTTCCTGTGCCATGAGAACAGCCCGCAATAGACGCGCTGCTGTGAGGCATCAGTCCATCTTATCCAGCTGTTCATGTGTGACATGGCCGTCCACCACGCGGCATAGGCCTTCCACGGTCCGATAACAGGTATGGTTGCCATAGTCCGCAAATAACATTTAGCTACTAGGAGATTGATGTATGCCATTTCCCAATTCCGGTGATCTTTGTTGAAGTCTGGGTAGTCAAGTGAACACCAGACACGCTGGCCATCGGATAGGAGTACGTGATCACGCAACCAGGCTTGGGCATCGATTGGTAGTTGCCGTACCACCCGCCCCATCCCATACATGGACTTCTCGAGATCCTGAGATGCGTACGACGACACAAGCGAGCTCATGTCGTCCTCCGCATATAGGGGCCGTTGCTTATGGCCAGGTTCAGGCTTCGTAGAAGCCCGGGCCTCAATACGTGGCTGCCGCAGGAAAGCAGTCAGCAGGACATGGTGCGTGTCGAACTGTGTGTTGGCGCGTTTGGACAGTCGGGCTTCGGATGCCAGATTAGGCACATGTGTGCGTAAATCGAGCATGGCTTGCTTGCGGTCACTTGACCCACCGGGCATCCAGGCCTGCCGTGAATGCCAATAGTCATCAAGGGTACGCAGGTTGCCTTCCCGTATATGCTGGCTCATGATCTGGCCGACTACCGCGTGCAGCCTTGGCGAAGGCTGAGCGGTAATCACCTGCGGCTGGGAACCACGATGGCAGCTGCCGAGCGTGGTTGCGGGGGTCAACTGCATCCTTCTCCTTGTCAACATCAAAGGGTTGGAGTGTGCGCCCAGTGAGCGTCATCAGCTTCCGAAG